CCCAACTATACAACAGGCTGCTGAATAGCTGCGCAGATAACTCGTCACTGCCCCTATCGTCCATTGAAAACCTTAAGAAGATCACAGGTGGTGACCAGATTATGCATGAACGCAAGGGCAAGGAACCGTTTTTCTTTGTGCCGTTTTGCAAGCTGATCTTCTCTTTCAATCAGCTGCCACTTCAGCTTGAAGAAAAGTCCAATGCTTTCTACAAGCGCATGAGGATATTGTTCATGAACACAGAGCTGTTCCTCAACAATGACTACGTGAATGACCTGTGCAGTGAGGAGGGTGTGACTGAGATCATACCCTATCTGCTCCATCTGCTTCCTGTGCGTGAAATACCCAGGACATCCAGCAGTGACAAGTATGTTGAGTCCCTGCGGCAGGATTCTGATAGCATCCATGCCTTCATTGCCAAGAAGTGCAAAGTTGGTGAGGACTACTATATGGACAAGTCAGCTCTGTATGAGGCATATTGCCGATTCTGTATTGACAACGGTCGTGAGAGCAGTAAGAAGCACTCATTCATGAGGAATATAAGGGCTCAAGGATTCAAAGAGGTCAGGGATCCCAAGACAAGGGAATACTTGTGGTGTGGCTTGAAGCTGAGGGGGAAGAAGGATGAATAATGGCAACCTGTACCCCATACCCGGCTATGAAGGGCTGTATTGGGTAGACGTGCAACATGGTGGGGTCTTCAATAAATCCCACCATTGCATGAAAACTATGCAGACTGATAAGGGGAGAGTCGTTGAGCTTAGAAAGTATGGTCAACGGGAAAAGCTCCTGGTCAGTGACCTTATTACAAAGGCTTTGGAGGAAAACATATGAGAATATCAGAGGTGTTCATCACTACCATAGACATCCTGAAAAAGTACGACAAGGAGCACCCCAGGGCTGTCTTTGAAGTGGATGGCAATACTGTTAAGGTGAGAGACCTTGTGGCATCTTTGAATAAGCTGGTTGGTTGGCTCTACAAGGATCTGACTGACGAAAGCATTGAAAAGATCACCCGGTGCTATGATTGCAGATACTATAAAAAGTACAAGAAGAAGGGAGCCGTCAAGGGAGCAGCATTTTATGCATGCAGCCTTGATAGAACCAAGCGCAGGCCTGACTTCTTTTGTAAGGATGGGGAACCGAGATGAAGCAACAAATTGGTACCATGAAAAAGCCAGACGAGCCCATTGATGACTTGGATGTCTTGTTTGTAGCAGTGTATAATCTGCTCTATGAAAAGATCCAAGATGAACCCAAGAAAGGTATTGTGGTCTCTAAAGGCAACCCCAATCAGCGTAAAGCGACTTGGAAGGAGATAATGGAGATAGCCCACGAAGCTGAGGACTATTTCATATTCCGCAAGCTGAGGACTGGCTGTGACATATGCGAAAAGTGCAATAACTTCCAATCTGTATCTGAGGTGTCACCCCATAGAGGACATTGCAAAGCAAGGGGTCTCACTTTGGTACACGGGTGGGGAAGTTGCCAACGGTACTTTGAGAGGAGAGACTCATGAACCGCAAAGACAGGAGAAGACTTGAACGTGAGGGCAAAATCCCTAAGTCTGAGCCAACTTATAATATGAAGCCCTCAACTGCTGTTGATAGTTTGATCAACGGTGTTGGCAAGGATATCATGATGGCTGAAATTCACAAAAATCAGCTCAAAGAGATGAACCGTATGGCAACGGATATTGACACCTCAGTGCTCTGGTGCTTACATGAGAGATATGGCTGGGGTGCCAAGAGGCTCAGGAAGTTCTACAAAGATCTGTTTGATGAGCATAAGCGCATGCGGAAGTTCTATGAGATGAATGACTTGTATCCAGAACGGTCCAAGCTCAAAGAGATTGGGGTTGATGTAGAAGCCTGGTATCAGGAATTTGTTGACGAAGAAGGCAACTACAAGGATCAGGAGGTCTCAGATGGGGTATAAGTTTGCTACAATTGATATTGAGACCACTGGCCTGAATAGGTACAAAGACAAGATCACCTGGATTGGTGTAGGGCTTGCTCATAATGTGGATGAAGAGCTGGCCAAGACCCTGATCTATAAAGGTGATGACCCTGATGCAATAACCCGGTTCAAGCAGCTAACCATGAAGCTCAAAGAACACAAGGTCAAGACCGTCTTTCAAAATGGCAAGTTTGATACCCTGTTTCTTGAGCACCGTCTTGGGGTGAAGCTCCCTATCAGTGAAGATGTCATGCTCATGGGTACAGCTTTTGATCTTGTTGCTGAGCATGGCCTGAAGAAAATGGCCCAAGTCTATCTGGGTGTTCCTGATTGGGATATCAAGAAGAAGGACAAGCTCGGTGGTAACAAGGGCATAGTCGTACCATACCTCAAGCTGGACGTGAAGTACACATGGGAGCTGTTCCAGTACTTTACTGAGAATATGACCGGGCAACAAATGCAGATATATAAGAAGTTACTCCGGCCAGCATATAGGACATACCGGGATATTGAGCGCAACGGTCTGTATATTGATCTTGAGGCACTTAAAACCGTGCGCAAGAAGTATGCAGATGAAGAGGCTTCACTCCTTGCTCAGCTGAAGAAGCATTATGACATCAACTGGAATAGCTCTGCTCAGGTTGCTGATGCTTTCTTCAAGAAAGCCAAAATGCCTACAGTCAAGAAGACTGACAAAGGTGCTCCGTCCACGTCTGCTGAAGTGCTCAGAGATCTGTCTATGAAGGGATATGAGCTGCCCAAGTTGCTTCTTCAGTACAAAGACGTTGCTACACGCAATAAGATGTTTCTTAATCGTTGGGAAGATGACTGTTATGAGAGCAGGATTCACCCGAGCTTCAACCTGACCAACGTAGTATCTGGCCGAACAAGTTGCAACAACCCCAATCTGCAGCAAGTTCCTCGCACCAAGGACATTCGTGGATTATTCAGCGGTGCACCCGGTATGATCCTGTTTGAAGCTGACTATTCTCAGCTGGAGCTGCGTATTGCTGCCCATTATGCAAATGACAAGACGATGCTGCGCATCTACCATGAGAAGGGTGATATTCATACAGAGACCGCAAAGCTCTTCACCAACGGCAGGGAACCTACCAAGGAAGAGCGTGGCAAAGCCAAGGCTGTCAATTTCGGTTTTCTGTATGGTATGCAGGCCAAAAAATTCGTTGCCTACGCATTGAACAGCTATGGCCAGACCTTTACTCAAAACGAGGCTGAACATATCAGGAATCTGTTTTTTGCCAAGTATTCCAGGCTGTTACCGTGGCACGCTGAGCAAGAGCAGCTTTGCGAGATGCAGGGTGGCATCTATAATATGTTTGGTCGGTTCCGCAGGTTGCCTTTGATCTATTCTGACAACAAATGGGAACGTGCCAGCGCTGCCCGGCGAGCTATCAATACCCCGGTTCAAGGCTCAGGCTCTGACTTGCTCATATCTGCAGTCACTCAGATCAACAAGGAGTTGAAGGGTATTGCTTGGATTGGTGCTACAGTGCATGACTCAATCATTGGAGAATGCCGAGTAGAGGACAAAGACTTTGTCGATGCCACCATCCGGCGCATCATGCTTCACCCTAAAGTGTTGGATGACTTTGGTGTAGAGCTGCGTGTACCCCTTGATGTTGACATTGGTTGGGGTCCCTGGGGCACTCACTAAAAACAATGAAAAAGTGAGCTATTTTGAGCTCCTTGCCGATTATCAGGCATGTGCTTGGTAAATTTACAGCAAATTCATTAAAAATAGGGCTTTACTTTTTGCAAATCCTATAGTAGAATACTCAATGTAAATGAGGTTTGCACGCACCTCTACAAAATGAAAAGGAGATACAACAATGATCGAATCTAAAAAGGGTGACAAGGTAATTGTCAAGGGCTTCACCGGCATCAAGCTCGGCGTCTTCGAGGTCGCAGCTGCCACCAAGAAGACCATCACCGTCAACAAGAAGAACGGCGATGAGATGATTTTCGACCGCAAGACTGGTCGTCAGGTCAACGTTGAGGAAGGCAAGGAGAAGTATGCCAACTCCGTTATGGAGGATGACGGCAGCTTTGTTGCTCCCTCTACCCGTGGTGCCAGCAAGAAGGCAGCGGCCAAGAAAGCAGCCAAGGCCAAGCCTGCCCCCGCCGATGATGACGAGGAAGAAGAGGAAGAGGATGAGGACGAGGAGCCTGCCAAGCCTGCTAAGAAGCCTGCCAAGAAGGCTGCTCCGGCCAAGAAGCCTGCCAAGAAGGTCGTTGAAGATGACGACGATGACGACTTTGAGGAAGTCGACGAGTAACAACTCAAGAGGGATTTGTCCCTCTTAATGCAGCTGGTCGGAGAGCGCAAATTTTGAATGCTCCTGGCTTTATCAAGCCCCATGATGACCAACAGTGACAAGCCTGTGTAAATGCAGAGTCAAGAGGCCTCAAAGGTATGGTGACCTCCAGAAAGTTGGATTGAATGCTGGCCAGAGTTAGATGGTATGCTCACCCAGCAAAACCGTCAGTTCCATACCGAAAAGGGATTGTACACCCTGCTGAGAGAATGATCAACTCAAGGCAATTTCGGAAAAGAGTACAAGAGCAAGGATGGCGCTCTGAGTTCGTCAAAGGTTGTTTGAAGCATAGCCACAGGCCGGGTGCAAAAGCCAGTCCCTGCCACTCGCTCAGCTGGTAGTAGAGCATTTCTCCTTGGGGGCAAAGCCGGATCTCTCTTTGCCCCCTCCTTCCTTTGTATAGTGGGATGTGGTGTAACAGGTAACACACCGGACTTTGACTCCGACATAGTGGGTTCGAATCCCGCCATCCCAGCCAGAGCTATTCCCCAAGCTCAAATTTAATATTGAACAGGGAGGTGAGACAAGATATACATCAGTTATTCAAGGGAAAGCACCTATCTGCACTGCCCATATCAACACTGGCTGCGGTATGTGAGACGCCTTGAGAAGAAAAAGCCTGAACGTCCGTTGTACTTTGGTACTGACTTCCATAAGCTGCTGGAGTTGAGAAATGACCCGGCTGCTCTGAAAGAAGCCAAGCAAGCCATCAAGGACACATTCTATGAGCTGCCCCCATCCTATCAAACGGATCTTGGAGACAACTACGTTCAAGATCTGTTTTTTATTTTCAAGGACTACAGATGGGTGTACCGAGACGTGAGACAACCTCAAGTCACCGAAAAAGAATTTGAATTTGAGGTTGGCAAAGTCAAGGATGAGCCCATTGTGTTTGTCGGTAAAATTGATGAACTGTACCTGTTGAAACATCAGGGTGTCAAGTCTATCATTGTCGGTGAACACAAAACTTTCTCAAACAAGCCCAGCATGGACTTCCTTGTTATGAATCCTCAAAAATGCCTCTATGCAAAAGCGGCATATTTTTTGAAGGGTATTTTACCCGACAAAGTAAAATGGGATTACATCAAGTCTGTACCCGCAAGTGCCCCTATTTGGCTTGACAAGACTAAACGGTTCTCTGAGGCAACTTCAACCAAGATTACCCCTATGAGCTGGCGCAGGGCTTGCAAAGAACGCAATATTCTTGATCCTGATATCCTTGCAAAAGGAGACAGATATGCCTCAAACATTACCGAGTTTTTCTTTCAAGTTGAGCTTGATATTGACCCGGCTATGGTTGAGACTATCTGGGATGGGTATATGTACACTGCCAAGCAAATTGTTCGCTTTGGGGAGAGCAACAAGACCAAGAATGTCACACGAGATTGTAGCTGGTGCCCATACCGGGATATATGCTACTCTGAGATGACTGGTGGCGATACTGAGTACATCATAGCAAGAGACTTTATAGACAAGTCAGAGAAAGGGTGAGAGCAATAGCAATCCTGGACAAAGTTGTGAGCATCTCTGAGCTTGGACAACGCAAGTTGTGGGTGATCTGGGGCAAGTCCAACAGTGGCAAAACTTGGCTGTCCTCCACCTTTCCCAAGCCCCTTCTGTATGTTCAGATTGGTGATGATGGTGCTAATACCATTGCCAAGCAAGAGGATATTGATGCCATTCGTATTCAGAACATCGAGGAGCTGAAGAACCTTTGCAAAGAGTTGCAAAAGGACAAAAAGTACAACACTATTGTCTTTGACACGTTCTCCATGGTTGTCAATGAATGGGTTGATGAAAAGGTCATCAGCAAAGACAGGAAGATGACCCAACAAAGCTGGGGTGACCTCAAGACCGAACAAGAAGAGATTATCAAGCTGACCCATAAATTGGCAGGCAAACGGCACGTGGTTTTGACTTGCCACGAGAGCATGGATGCCATTGAAGGGCTTGAAGATGAAATCACCCCTGATGTGCGTCCATCTGTGTCCAAGGGTGCCAGAACATATCTTGAGGGTATGGCCAACTATGGTATCCACACAACCAGAATCTCCAAGGAAGTTACCAAGGGCAATACAACCAAGACCCTTGTCAAGTATGCGGCTGACATTGGTCCCAATCCTTATTACTGGACAAAGCTCCAGATTGACCCAAGCATTGAGGTTCCCGCAAGAATCATTAATCCCACGTTTGATAAAATTTCCAAGGCCATTGGTCTTGAAGAATAACAAGGAGGAAACAACAAATGGCAAGACGTGTAAAACTGGATATGACAGGTGTAGAGTCCTATACCCGCTGCCCCGAAGGTGAGTGGCTGGCCAAGCTCTCTTCCATCGAAGAGGGCACCGTGCAGGGCAGTGGTGATGACTGCCTGAAAGCCAGGTTTGAAGTCATCAAAGGATCTGCCAAGGGCTGCGCTGTGTTTGAGACCTTCAGCCTGACCGAGAAAGCCCTGTGGAAGCTCAAGGGATTCCTGGAGGCTGTCGGTATGAAGGCCAACGGCAAGCTGAGTCTTGACCTGGACAAGCTGGAAGGCAAGGTCTGTGTCATCGACGTCATCCATGACGAGTACAATGGCCAGAAGCGTGCCAAGATCTCTTCCTACATCAAGCCTGAAGATGACGAAGAGGATGATGAGGAGGACGAAGAGGACGACGAGGAAGAGGAAGAAGAGGCTCCTCGCAAGTCCACCAAGAAAGCCCCTGCCAAGCCTGCTAAGAAGTCCAAGAAGCCTGCCGACGACGATGACGAGGATGAGGACGAGGAAGATGACGATGATGAGGAGGAAGAGGAAGAGCCCAAGCCCAAGAAGGCCTCCAAGAAGTCTCCTCCCCCGGCCAAGAAAGACACTGCCAAGTCCAAGAAAAAGGCAGCAGATGATGAGGACGATGATGACGATTGGGAGGACGATGACGACTGAAGAGCCATCTGGCCTCCACAGTATCTGCCATTCTAAAGGGAGGGGACAACACCCCTCCCACGTTCAAGGAGTGATACAATGATATACAAGGATTTTGACATACCCGGTGATTCATTGCAGCTCAGGCACAGGATATTCAAGGAGCTGATGACGCCTGATGC